CTTCAACAACCTCTGGGGCTGGTGTGTCTTTGACTTGCTTTGCGGTGATTTTATCACTCATTTGCTTAGTTTCCTTTGCTTCGTTATTTTCTTCTTCGTCTGACTGTTCGTCATCAGCTTCCGCTTCGGCTTCTGCTTCCGCAATAGCTTCTGCTTCGCCATCAACAGGCTCGTCAGCTTCCTCTTCCGCTTCAATTTCAGCTTCGTCTGTAACTTCTGGGGTTTCGTCTGCTGGTTCAACGTCTGGTGTTTCCACCACATCTGCTTCTGCAACTTCCAATTCCTTTTTAAGTCGTTCGATTTCGGCTTTCTTTTCAGCTAGGGTTTGCTCTTTGGCTCCCGCCATACTGCTCTCCTTTATTAGGGATTTTACTGCTAACACTCTAGCGTCTTTGTTACTTCCTCTAAATACCATAGAGATTTCAACAATCTCTGCGTCATATATAGTATCGTTATCAAAGTTATAGTCGCTCATGGTTATGCTAAATGCGTTGTCCAAGTGTTTCTCGTCAATCAAGGTCATCAAATCTTGAGCCTTAGCTCTGCCTGATATACCGAACTCAACGACTAGCTCGTTCATTTCATTTAGATAAGCCTTGCGTACAGAGCCAATTACGTCCTCTACATCAAAGCTGTGGTTGAGTAGCATAGGGATATCAATGGCTTCGTTGCCTGTCAAATCCTTTGCGTACACTGTGCCACCACCTTTTAGTGGAAGTCGTAGGCTTGTAACGTCTACTCGCTCATAATCTCTATCGAAATTAGTCGAGCTGACTACTGCCAGAATGGTACGTTCACCCTCAACAGCCTTACTAGATACCTTAACCTTGAGGGCTTTGGTCTGTGTGGCTGGTTCGGTTGTTTTTCCCATATTAGCTTTACCTTATTGTTACTTTAATGACTCTGCGAACATAATGCCTGAAAAGGCGTAGCTGTTCGTTGCTTCGTCTGCATACATTATATCTGCTAACAGCATAGCTAGTCTATAGGTACAATGACATCGCCAGTTTCGGTGTTGAGCAAGTCAGGGTTTGATGTAAGGCTTCGCTCGGCATAATCCCATATTGCTTCTGCACTTGCACCACCGCCAGTTTCGCCACTCTCGATGAGTTCCATAACTGCGTCTACTATTTGTTGTACTGTAGCTTCGGATTGGTTTAAGTAAACAGTCGATGACATATTGCCCAAACCTGTTAGTGTAGCGTCTGCTGTTACAAGTATCTCAACATCACTAGACATATTACCAAGTGAAACACCTAGAGCTTCTGCTACTACACTGACGTAAGCGTTACCAGACAAATTACCTAGACCGATTAAGTTAGCGGTAGGCACTACGGATATGCTGACTGTACTAGATAGGTTCACTACTAGGGCTAGACCAGCCGAAGCACTAACTGAAACATTGGCAGTACCAGAGATGTTGTAACCTGTTTGTCCACTTGCTGTAGCACTACTTGATGTGTAGGTTGTGCTAGATAGCTCGCCAGCTTTATAAGCTAACAGGATTGAATATGGTGGTCTAGTTCCTGACCCTAACGAAGCTGTTAGTGGCAATCCACTATCATTACTGCCATAGTATCGCCCTCTTAGCTGCCCCATAGCATTAAAGGCACTACGAACATTACTTACCTGTGTTCCGCCAATAAAGGTAGCAGGGTTCTTTAAGATAATGCTGTAGTTGCCTAGTAAAGCCATGTTAGTTCCAAATGAAATTAAGGTCGCCAGAGAATGCTGAGTTAGCAGGGGTTGCTACGCCTGAACCAATTAGGAAGTAAAGTGCTGCACCATCGTACACTCTTGGTAGGCTTGGAAGTTGGTTTAGAAAATCACGTTCAGCACTTACGCCTAGTGTGGTGATTGGGAATCGAGCTAACTCTTTGTATAGGGCTACTGTGTATGAGCCAGATACATACGATGTTGAGTTTCGTATACCCTCAATCGAAGCTATGCCTGAATCGCCAGAAGCTCTAGGTACTGCATAATTGTACTTTCCTGCACCTGTAGCACCGGTGTATAGAATGTGGCTGTTAGTTGCTGCTGTTTTACCTACTGGTAGGACTGTTGGAGTTGCCCTTGAAGCTATTTGTGTGCTATTGGTGTAGTTGAGTGAAAGGTTTGGCGTACCTGCGCCCATAGCTGTTGCTGCTGGGTTGAAAAACATAGCGTTAAGCCCTGCACCATTTGTGTAGCGAGGAAGTAACCAGTTCACAGTATGTGTGCCTGTTCCTGCGTCTGTAATATCAATCTGTGTTCCTGCTACTGCGTTTGCGTATGTCGTGGCTAACTTAAATGTGTTCTCATCTACTACGATGACGTAGTAATCGGTTGCTGTAGCTAATCCTGCTGGTAGCGTAGTGGTCGTAGTCAAACGAACTCTAGTACCAGTAAGCACATTACTAGGGTTACTCGTTCTATTTGTCCAAGTACAAACATCTGTTCCTGCGTCAGCTGTAAAGGTATCGGACTGACCAAGAGTGTTAGTTGTTGCTTGTTCTGTTGTTGTGGTTACAGTTGTAACACGGTAGAAGCCCACTACGTCAATTAGTGTAACTACGCTCGGTTGAGCTGTGGCTGCTGCGCTTACTGCACTACCGCTAAGTAGATACTTGTTATAGGTTGGTTGCACGTTACCGCCATGCTGAATTGAGCTGGCTGATGTGGTGGTGTCTTTTACTGGTTGAAATGTGAGGTTTGAGCCAGCGTCAAAGATTGCATCTGGGCCAGGGTTGCCATTACCACGAAATAGCGTATGCCATTCGTTAGCCACCGCTGCTGCTGTTGGGTTCATGTTCTTAGACCAATCGGTTCTCCATTGTTGTCCGTTGGTTTGTGCTGCTATTATTTGGTCTTGTGATGTAAATCCTGCCATTGTCTTGTTCCTTGTTTAAGTAAATATTGTCTTAATGTCACCCATTAAAGCTGTCGCCGCCAACGTACCTTGTGGTAAGCAGAGAAAGCTCAAATAAGCATCATCATATATGCGTGGTACTATCCCACTCTCTAGGAAGTAATCCTTTTCACTTGGGGCTGTAATCTCTCGTACAACCGAAGTACCTAGTGGTTTAACTAAGACTAGGGTAAATAGTCCTACGTCAGCGCCTAGCATAGTTACAGATTGAATACTACGAACACCGCTATCGCCAGACTGTAGACCAATAAAGGGCATAGCAGAACTGTCGTTGTTAGCACCAGAACACTGTAATGTACCGACTGCGGTTGCGCTATTCTCATAGACTGTTTGTGATGTCCTACCTGAAACACCGTCTGAATTGGTGTATGTGAAGTAGAATCTAGCACCGCCTGTTCTACCGGCTACAGATACCGCTATAACCTGAACACCCTTGCCATCTGTGTAGCGTGGGAGCGTAACAGTGTTGTCTAGTACCTGTTCGTCTAAGACTGAATCATCTATTGACGGGTAGTAGAGTAGGTAGTCGCAAAGTATCATCGTTAGTGGTAGTGCGGTGGCTGCGGTGGCAATACTTGTAGTGAGTCGTAAATACTTCTCGCTAGGTGATACACCACCACCATGTTCTAGCCCACCATCAGATGAGTAGGAAACAGCTTTAGCAATAGCAGGTGGAGCATCAAACCAATACTTAGGTACTGGTCGCCCAGGACTCATAGATAGGTCAAACCATAGACCAGCAGTAGTAACCTGTGAAGGTGTTTTACGCCATGTATAATGACGAACCTTACCAGCTTCTTCTGCATCGACTAATTGTTTAACGCTACGAATCATTAGGCTGCTTTCATCTTAACTACGATTTTAGTAGGCTGTCCTGCGTTCATCTTGCTACGGCCTTTAAGGTCTACGCTCATACCCACCATGATAGGTGTGTCTTTAGGGTAGTTGCCTGTGGCGTATTCTTCGGGAGTTACTACTAGAGGAGTCATGTTAATCCTCAGTTACAGTAACGCCAGTAGTTGCTGCGAAGAACGGTGTAATCTGGTTAGCTACAGCTAGTGAGCTAGATAGTGCGCCAGAGTATAGAATCTTGCTAGTACCACTTGAAGCGGTTGTTATTGAAGCGTGGGTAATTGTGTTACCTGATGCACCACATTGAGGGAATGTTATCTGTGCTGCGTTAGTTACGGAGCTTCCTGATACAGTCCATCCTGCGCCACTTCGAGCTACTGCTACACGAGCGTAGTCAGTGTAAGTTGCTTCGTTAGTTGCTGCTGTTCCTGCTTCACCTGGGTCGGCTGTGTGTAGTGCTACATATAGTGAACCTGCTGTTGCTGAGTTCTGTAGACCACCTGCATCACCGATGTCGGCAATATCTGTGTTGTTAAAGATGAGAGCTAATAGGTCGTTCTCAAATGTATTTGATTTACTCATTTTTTACCTTTCACGGTGACTTCACCGTTCTTTACTGTTATTGTTGAAGCTTTAACTTCGTCTGGGGTTAATTGATATTCTCTTGCAACCTTTTCATATAGGTTGATTACTGCTGTCGCCATACCATTTGATGTGGGTACAACTTCTACTTCTTTAACTTCTTTTACCATATTACTCCTTAAAATACTGAACTATATATATTATAAACTAACGAGTCGCAGTTCGACCATTGAGCCTCGTAATCATTCGCACCTGAAACATATAGGAATGTAGAGTCTGCCACTGTTTTACGCATAATGTACCAGTTGGCATCCTTATCGATAAAACCAAAGTATTTGTAATCACCTATGGTAGTGATATTAGCTATGGCATAAGCATCTGTAGGCTTAGATGTTGTCGATGTACCACTAGAACCCTCAGTTATTACAGTTGTGCCACCGCCACCACCTGTGTAGAAGCTGTCGTCATACATTAAAGCGTTGCCGACCTTCATAACTCTACGCATAGGCACATAGTCCTCTGGTGACTGACCCTGCTTTGGTACTTTTAGCTCTTCGACTTTATCTATAAGGTTACCGACACCGTCTACCACCTGATCTAGCACAGATATGTCAATCTTCTGTACCACAGGGTCTTTGCGTTTGCTTATCTCTTTGGCGGCACTAACAACGTCAGCAAGTCCTTTTATTTCTACACTGCTCGGCAATTCAATCTTACTTATTGCTTCCTTTAGCTCAACAACCTCGGCTTCTAGTGATTTGATACCACCTAGCTGATTGATTAACTCGTCTAAATTATTGATCTCAACACCCTCATTAAGGGTTTCAGCCAATTGTGCCATCTTCTGATCTAACACTTCACCGAATTGTTTAGCATCGGCTATCTTAGTGCTGGTTTTAGCTTGCTTTAGCTTAGAGAGTCGTGCTTGCCGATCATCGCTCATTTTCGCCACCGACGTAGCCTTCCAGTGCTTTGATGTAAGCCTTGTCGTCCAACTGTTGCTCTTTAAGTTCCTTAAATGCCTTTGTGCGCTTATCTACCTGCGCCTCTAGCTCTGCAATCTTCTCAACCATAGCCTGATTTTGTTTAGGTGTATATGCTGGATCTTCACCAACTAATACTGGAAGCAAAACACACTTACAGTTAGGGTGTAGTGGTGGATCGCCATCTTGAAACTCATTTTCAGGAGTAAAGAAGTTACCCTTAAGCGAGTATTCTACCTGCCCATCATACGCAGCGCACTCATCGGTTGCCCCTGCTGTAAGCCACTGCTTGCCCTCTACAACGCCAGATTGCTCATAAGCATCAAGTGTACCCTCAGTCGAAGCCCTAAGCACCTCTGTGCGTGTTATACGCTCGGCTTGCATCCTAGAGTACTCAGTAAAGTCATCTTCTATCTGCTTCCTGATCTCAGGGATCGATTTGCCGTCACTTAAGCCGTCGGATAGCGTTTTTATTAGCTTATCTCGGTAAGTATCAAGCATTGAGCCTGTGAACTTAGCAACGTTCTGGGTTATCTTAGAGTTCATGTGATCCATTATGTAAACGTCTTTACTACCTACTAGCCTTAACGCTTCTTGACCGGCTAGTGTGGCTGTTTGCCCTAGAAGCGGTGCGAAGTCTAGCTGTGCAGTAACCAGTAGCTCGCTCTCGGTATCCTCGAAGTAACCCTTAGCTTTTGAGCCGTCATATTCTTTGTTAGTAGCTACTTCGCTATCTAAGTGCATCAGAAAGCCCTTAACTACCTTTTGCACAAACTGCTCTACCTTATTAGCAAAGTGCTTTTCTAGCGTATCTACAATGTGGATCTGCTTTTCCCAGTATGCAAGCACTATCTCATCACTGAATATAGCGTGTTTCGGTTGCTTAGGTGGCTCGGTCTTTTGTTTAGGCTTCTTTAGCATTTGTTTAGCAAGTGGGATGGCTGCCTGTTTCAATTCGCGGATCTGTATCTGCTTGTCGTATATGCCTCGGCTTCTTAGTAGTGCTTTAACATCAATGCTTTGTAAGGCTTTAGGTACTGTGTTTTGTTTATTCTTCATCGTTATTACCTGTGTCCTCTTCTAGCTTATCGGTTGGATCTACTATACCGACTGCTGGTTGTGCGCTAAAGAAGTCATCACCGCCTTCAGTAACAGGGTCAAGGTCTACAATCTCGCGACCCTCGTTAAGTGTAATTAGCCCTGCCTTGTATAGCTTCTCAGCTTCAATTACATCATCTGCTCGATCTTCTGGTATTGGATCACAGAAGCCAAGCACTAGGTTGTCACCGAACTCAGGTACTAGGAACTCATTAAGTGTATTAACAATTGACTCCATGTCCGGCTTAACAGTTGATTTGAGCCAGCCAGCATAGCTACCGTCATAGGATGCCCGGTTTACATCATCAATAATGCCTAGACTAGCCTTTGTGTTGCCGAAGCCGACCATGATCTTATCCCTGTACCATGCAAGCTGTCCTAAAAACTCTTGGTCTTTATTGCTGAATGATATATCTACAGGCTTAAGTCCACCGCCAAGTATCATAGTTTTATATGCGTTAGATGCACCGCCATAAGTTGTACGCATCTCAGCTCTTAGTCGCTTCAGTTGCTCATCAGTTACCTTTGAGTCGGTAGATAGTACAAAGTTGCTTATAGCTCCGTTCTTAAAGAACTGTGTAGTTGTTTCAGTTGTCAGGTTGTCTAAATCAATAGTTTCAGCCAATGCCTCGACTGCACCAATGCCTCTGAATGAATTATTAGGGTTAGGCTTCTTAAAGTGAATTATATCTTTAGGATCGTAGGTTACTTCTACTTTATCGCCATTTATAACATCCTTGTATATAAAACTCTCTATAACAGTAGGATCTTCTGGGGTAGGTGGTCGCAGGTTTAGCTCTACCTTGTCTGGTGGTAGCTGTCGCAAGCCTGTTACTTGTCCGTTAGTTCTAATCTTAAGCCAGAACGCATCGCCAGATAGTTTCTTGTGTGACTGTATTGTGTATATTGAGTCGCTCTTGGTTGTTTCTTCGTTTGGTCGATCTAGTAATGTAAGTAGTGGGTGCGTTTCAACTTCATTGTATACAATCTCACCAGCAGATAACCCAACTGTGTATAACTCAAACTCAATCTTTGATACTTCTTGAGCGATCACATCGTTGTTGCGGTATACCCAGCCCTTGTTGGCAGCCAGTATTTTGGTTGATATAGATGTCTGGTTAGATAGCTTGTTAGAGTTAAACTGTAAAAAGCCTCCGAGTACATCAAACAGCTTTTCTTTTTGTTGCTTCTTTACTGGGCTAGAAGTCGTCGTCGAAGCCGGTGTCGACTCCCGGAAAGTAATCGGTGACCTGATTTTCATCGTTCTTTTTTACCTTTCGTTCCCTTTCGCTGCTAACAACTGCGATGCTAAGGTTATTATCTTCATTATACTTTGCATAAGCCCACTCTGCCAATGCCCAACTGTCAGGGTAATCGTCGTGGGCATTTGGATCGTCTGGGTGATGTACACTGAGTAGTTGTCCTTTGTATTCTTGCTGTAAATCAAGCATTTGTTGCTTAAACTTCTCACCTTGTTTTGTACCTAGATTTGGTAATGTAGTCAATAACTCCTTGATTGATACTTTTAGGTTTTTATACATTAAGTCCTTAGATACGGCACTAAACTTGACCCGATATAGCCCCGACTTTTCATCTGACCATTCAGTGTGTCGCTCAAACATATCTGGCATGAAGTCGCCCTGACCTGTGCTATCTATCGCCACAGCAACTATATTGTAATTACCTAGGAACTCTTTGATCACATCGAACTGGTCTTGATAGTTGTCGCCTCTAAGCTCCATCCAGTTCAGCACTTCCTTACGGTTGTTGTCAGGATTATAACGTAATATAGTAACGACTGTACTATCTGGGTTCTTAGCAGTGTCTATTCCGGCAAAGCAATCACCCTTCTTAAAGTGGTAGGTTATGCGCCTGTCCTCTACTAATGCCATAAGATCTTCTTCAGTAGTGAAGTTACCTGTGCCAATTAGCCACTTACCGAAGTAAGGTCGCTGTATCTCGTCACTATCTAGCCCGAACTTCTCAATCTCTTGCTTAATCGTCTGCTCATAGATCAAGTGCTTAGCCTCACCAGTCTGCTCATAAACCTGCCTTCGCTGTGCCACTATGTCGTTAAAGTATAGCTTCAAGGCTTTAGGGTTCTGCCCTAGCGTTCGGAAGTAACATAGCTTAGTACCAGCTGTGCCAACAAAGATACGAGGTGCGTTAGTTGATGCACCGATCGGCATGATTGACTCTTTGACTATCTTGTCGTCTAGATCTTGTGACTCCTCAAATATCATAAGGTCTAGGGTCTTGCTCTCAGGTCTTGAGGTCTTTGTTACAGGGGCTATATAAGCTGACGAGCCATCAGGCAGCACTAACGTCTTAGCGTTCTCTTGCTCTTTAATCAACGCCTCGGTTGCCTCATCAACTATAACCATGTCCTTAACCCTGCGTAATGCAATCTTGAGCCTATCGAAGTCTGTCTTAGCCTGTTCTATCTGCGGTGCGAATATGCCGATGTGTATCTGCCGGTTAAAATACACTGATAGCCATGTAAGTATAAACTCGGCTGTATACACAATAGCTGTAGTCTTGCCTGCCTGCCTAGAGAACTCTACGGTTATTTCCGTCAGCTTCAGCTTTTTAACATCTTCTTCTGTGGCATCAGCGGTCAAACGTAGGTTTTGGATCAATGCTTCTAGTATCTGGTCGCTTACCAGCTCTTGATAAGGGTAGAATACAACATCATGCTGTATCTTCAGATGGTCTGCTCTCAGCTTCTTGAGCTTGTCCAGCATCGTCGCCCCCTAGATTATATTTTTTAAGTATGTCTTTTCGTGGATCTACAGCAACCACCAATTCTTTGCGCTCGCTCCATATTTCCTTGTCTAATCGTTCTAGCTGGAACTCAGCTCTTGTCTTTAAAGCACGTTTCTTAGCCCATTTGGATTTAGCTTGATTAACGCGACTCAAAAAATCCTCATCTGTCTTTAACCAATCGTGAGCTGTCTGTTCAGTAATTTCAATATACATGGCAGCGTATTTAATAACTGGCACTTCCTCAAAGTATGATATAAAATCGTCTTTCTTTTGTTGTCTTTGCTCTTTAGTCATCTTTAATATCCACACTAACCTTTAGCACTTTATCGCTTGGCAGTTTTCCTAGGTCTAAAATAAGAGGATTGTCAGTACGGAATACAACCTCATATTGATTATCGTTACTAGCAAGCTTGCGTTGGCTAGTTCGTATGATTTCGGCTTCGAAGTTCATTGATAATTCCTTTGTATTGCTCCACTGATTTACGAATGTCGTATTCTTCTTGTATTTTACCATAATTAGTATCAAACCAAGCTTGTCGCTCTTTGGCATCCATATATAGCCTTACATCATCTGCGGTCTTAGCTACTGGCAGTCCTGCTAGGTTAGCCTTGATGGTCTTGTTATTAGACTTGAAGTGATCCTGTGGTCTATAGCCTTCAGGTAATAAAGCAAAGTCGTGCTTTTGAAGCTCTTGGTATATCGTGTCCTCATCGTACTTAATATATGTATAGAAGTCTTTGTAGTCGCGTTTGCTCCATTGGTGTAAGAATGGATCGTCATTGCTTATGATGGTTAGTTTTAAATCTAGCTCATCTAATAAGGTCATAGCTTGCTTCATTAGTATTGAGTTGTGGCTGTAGCCAAACCACACCACGCTCTTAGCTTTAGAAATATGCTGTACTGGTTTTGGTATAACTTCGAGGTCGAAACGGTCTGGCACAAAGTGTACGTTCTTGTGAAACTGCCGTATAAACTTGGCTAGGTTTTTGCTACTGCAAGTTACAGCATCCATAGCATTGCAAGTTTCTACTATGTTAGCTTGATCTAGCCAGTCGGGGTCGCAGATGTCCAATATCTTAATGCCCTCAAAGTCGCGAGGAAACTTATAGTCAGGTAATATATAAACCTTTTGAAATATTAGAACGTCGGGGTTCTCGCCATACTTATATCGCTCTGCTTCATCCCAATATTTGATTGGTTGCATAACTCGGAGGTTAGTAGAACCTTGCGGATCTTTGCCATGAAACCTAGAAAAGTCAAAGAACCTTACCATATTTTTTTACCATCCCAGACTGGTTTGTTACCATTAGCCACCTCTGTTATAAGGTGATACAGCTCTTTGTGATACCTAGCGACATGAAACAGCCTTTGTGCCTTTTGCTTGCCACGCTGACCCATCTTAACTGCCTCGCCATAGTTCTCATTGATTAGGCTGTGGATAGCTTCCGCATAGCTTAAAGGATTGTCAGGTACTATAAAGCCGTCTACGCCATGCTCTATGTATTCTTCTGCACCATGATAGCGACTAGATAGTATGCAAGCACCACTCATCATTGCTTCAGTTCGGCTGCGTGGCATAGGGCTGTCTTTGTAAGGGCTGATATTTATAAGGCTTGAAGCTATGTAGCGACGGTACTGCTCGTAGTTGTCCTTTTCAAACTCAATGTTTACCTGTATGTGCATAACATCAATGCCGGACTTCTCTTTAACTGCGCCCTTTATGGCTGTTATAAGCTCTCGGTTATAATAGCGGTCTAGTCCTCCGGGTGAAAGGCTAAGCACAACGCGTGGCTCTTTTGGTAAATCGTACCACTCCATTGGATCTAGCCCATGAATTAGCGGATAGCCCCAGCCCCAGCGATCAACTGCATCGTAGCTGTTAACTACCATGAAGTTATCACCGATCTTTTCTTTCATACCCTTTAGCTTAACCTCGCCTTTTCTTGTATGTACAAC